AAGGAAGTGCATACTGGATATTGAATAATGTTTTTTATACTGCAAATGCTATAAATGGCAGAGTAGATGAAGAAACAATAAAACCATTAGATATTGAAAATATGCCAACAAAAGAATTAGACAAGATGTTATCAATACTTGATGACTTAAAACAAGGGGCGGAACCAAATGATAGTGGCAGTACAAGGAACAAAGGAATTTAACGACTATAACGTATTCCTTCGTGCCATGAGCGTTGCTTTATCTGGCATGAAAGATGGAGATAATGATTTTATTATTTACTCCGCTGGCCCATCAAGAATAAATCACTTTGTTTCAGAGTTTTCTAATTTATCAGAACGAGGAATGAAAGCAAGAGGCAAAAAGATTAAGTTTTATAATGCTGCGCCAATATGGTTAAGTGAAAATATAAATCAAATTAATTATTTTGTTTTTTTAAGTCGTCCAAAAGAATCAAAATCAAAATTAGTTTTAGTTGCAGAAGCCAACAATATTGATGTTGGTCTTTTTAGGTATTAGGAGAATAAAATGATTATTAGAAGTTTAAATACAATGGAAAAAATTATAAATAAAAATAAAAATCTATTATGGCTTGGATGGGATGTAGTTGATTTAAAAGAATCGGATACTGCAAAAACATCTCCTATGGGCATTAGAGTAAAAGATAAATGGTATTTGCATAGAATTTATAAACCTGGTCGTAATGGTTGGGACATACCAAATAAGTATAAGGATTAGTCTTGAAGCAGCATTTGTGGAAAGACGAAGCCTTGTGTTTAGGAATGGACAACAACGCATTTTTTGATAAATATGAAGATCATGAAGGATCTAGAAGAGATGTTGACGCACTTTGCAAACAGTGTCCAGTAAAAAAAGTATGCTTTGCAAATGGCATATCTGGAAAAGAGTGGGGCGTCTGGGGCGGAGTTTATTTAGAAGGTGGAGAAGTCTCAAGAGAGTTTAATAAACATAAAACAAAACAAGACTGGTCAAATACTTGGCAAGCCTTAACAATGGAATAAAATATGAAAAATAAACTACCAAATAATTTAAATTTAATTTCTATTTCTGGGTGTGGTCATTCTGGAACTACACTAACAGCAACTGTTTTAGGTGCACACAAAAACTTATTATTAATTCCAACTGAAACAAGGATGTTCCTTGACGAATCATACGATATTAATAATTTTATTTTTAATAACTATTCAGATAAAGAAACTATGGTCATAGAAAAAACTCCAAACCATCTATATGTTTTAGATAAAATAAAAAAAGAATATCCAGATACTAAGTTTATATTAAATATAAGAGACCCAAGAGACATAGTCTCATCACTTTATAGCAGGTTTGAAGATTGGAATAAGTCAATTGATAGGCTTAAAAAAGACTTTGAATATGTAAAAAAGTTTTATTTATTTGGACATTTAGTTAAATATGAAGACATTGTTAATAACTTTGAAGATACCTTTATTGATATTTGTAAATATATAAAAATAGATTTTGATGAAAATATGTTAGAGTATTATAAATATGCTCCAAATTGGTACGGAGTAGAAAATCCAAAAGATAGTGATGGAAAAGACAAAGTATATAAAAATAATATTAGTAATCACGAAATAAGACGATCTTGGCAAGTAAAGCAACCGCTTTTTGACGGTACTGGTAGATGGAAAAAAGAACTAAGCAGTAGTCAGATAGACGATGTAGTAAAAAATATTGGAGAAATGGCCAACTTCTTTGGGTATACTATATAATGGTTATGGAGAAAAAATGATTATACAAATAATTGGACTACCTGGCTCTGGTAAAACGGAACTAGCAAAAACCCTTAAAGAGCGTATCAATGCTATTCATCTTAATGCAGATGAAGTACGTGCAACAGTTAACTCTGATCTTGGATTTACCGTTGAAGATCGCATAGAGCAGGCAAGGCGTATGGGGGCTATGGCAAGACTTATTGCTAATCAAGGAGTTGCTCCAGTTATTGTAGACTTTGTTTGCCCAACAGATGCGACAAGAGAAGCATTTGGTAAACCAGATATTTTAATTTTTATGGATACAATTAAAGAAGGCAGATTTAAAGATACAAATAAGATGTTTGTGGCACCAAAAGAATTTGACTTCATGTTTTCTGATCATGAAAAAGATTCATACGAAAAAGCAAGTTTAATTATTTCTTTGTTTGAACTACATGATTGGTCTGCACCAACAACACTTATGCTTGGTCGCTATCAACCATGGCATGAAGGGCATCATGCTTTGTATTTACAGGCTGGAATGAGAACAAATCAAGTACTACTTGGAGTACGTAATACACATAATACTAGCAAAAAGGATCCACTTACATTTGATGAAGTAAAGGGTTATATTGCTAAGGATGAGTTTATGAAAGATGCAATGGTATTGCGTTTGCCAAACATTACTAACATTGTCTATGGCCGTGACGTGGGATATAAAATTGAACAAGTAGATTTGGGGGTAGACATTCATGCTATTTCGGCTACTGAAAAACGTCGTGAACTGGGTATCTAATGTTGGACACGGAATTGCAGATGCAGAAGATAGATTTGTTAAAAGCATGTTTGAAGAGGATATAGATCATGAAAGTAACGAAGACTAGATCATTTGTTAAAGCACTAAGTTATCGCATTTGGGGAACACTATCCTCTGTTGTTGTTGCTTATGTCATTACAAAAAATGTTTCGTTATCTATAACAATTGCTTTTTGGGAAACAGTTGTAAAAATATTTATTTACTATGGACACGAACGTGTATGGAATTATGTTCAATGGGGTAGAAAATGATGTATACAGACGAAATGCGTAGGGCTGTACACTCCATCACACCGCCTAAAGGATTTGGCATAGAGATTATTGACAATGAGCACTTTCTTACAGTAAAATTAGATGAAAGAAAATTTTTACACATGGGGCACGATGATAAAATATCAGCCCTTCAATATGTAGTAAAAATAAAAAAGGCTTTAGAGATAAACGGAGCAATTGTATTAGTTACAAGAGAGGCAGTAAAATGATAAAACAGATTGGCTTGTTTTTTATTTGTAAAATTAAATCACATAACCTTGTTGACGCTGGCTCTTGTCCATTTACTGGTAAAAGTTATTCAGCCTGTCTAAGATGTGGAGTAACAGTAACAAAATGAAAAAGAAAATAATTATATTAATCCTGTCAGCAATATCTATTTTTATTGCAATTAATTTATTCTTTGCTTCAAGGCTTAGTCAATTATCAGACTTAGATTTATTTGACATTGAAGAAGGTTATTAATGCAAACCTTTTTACCATACAAAGACTTTGATCAATGTGCTGAGACTCTTGACAATAAACGTTTAAATAAACAGATATTAGAGTCTTATCAGATACTCAAAGTTTTATCTGGTCAATCCGCTTCAGGCGGATGGCGCAATCACCCAGCGGTATTGATGTGGAAAAACGCTGAAAAATCATTACTCACGTATACAAGAGCCATGATTAAAGAGGCTAGCCTTAGAGGTATTAAGACAGACAAGAATGAGGCCAACATAGAGGCTCTGAAGGCCGTTTCTGGGCATCTGTGGGGTACTGATAAGCCAGTCTGGAGTAAGGCATCTCATGTAAATCGTGTCAATATTACCCATAGAGCCAACCTTTATCGTAAAGATTATATTTATTATGCAGAGTTTTATAAAGATACTCAGAGTGAATATAACAAACCTTGTTGCGATAAGTGTTTATACTATTGGACAACTCACGTCATTAGGGATAGAGTACAATAGATATTATGGAAATGATGTTTTTGATATTTTTTGCTACCATGTCTTTTTCCTTTGGGCTATCCTATTGGGCTACCTTTGATAAACTAAAAAAGTCTAACCTATTGTTGGCTGAACTTTTTATAAAAACCAGGGCACTTGAAAAGTTAAACTCTCAAATAGATAACGGCATCAGTATGTCTGACGACACAATACATAAAGAAAACTTTATAAAGTTTCTCTCTGATTCAAGAGATTGGGCTTTTGAGTACATTGAAAAGTCACAGCAAACCATTAAAGAGGTTTCAGATGAATTAAGGATAAAAGGTTTGGATAACTATTCTGAAAAACTTTTAGCCCTTTTACCAGAAATAAATCAAGAAAAAAAATAATATGAGAGAGATTCTATTATCAACTATTACAGGTTTTGGATGTGGTATTGTATTTGCTGCATTCAAATTACCAGTCCCAGCACCACCAGTTTTTGCGGGAGTCGCAGGAATTATTGGTCTATGGATTGGTTTTACAACAATAACAAAAGTTATATCCTAGGAGGAATAATGAATAACCTATTAAATGATAAGACAAAGGCAATGCTGGCATCATATGGACGATCTGTTCTTGGTTCAGTAATTGCACTTTACATGGCTGGCGTAACAGATCCAAAGGATCTATGGGCTGCACTAGTTGCTGCTTTAGCGCCTGTTGCATTGAGAGCACTTAATCCTAATGATAAGGCGTTTGGTGTATTGCCAAATACTGGTGCTGTTTCAGATGCACTTAGCAAGATTGTACCTGTTAAGAGTGCACCAAAGAAAAAGGCTGCTAAGAAAAAGTAGTTTAATTATAGAAAATGGGTCTAGTATTATTCTGGGCCCATTTTTTAATTAAGGGGTTATTATGAAAAAATTATTAGTTGTTATGCCACTATATAACGATGAATTGTATGTTGAAAGAGCAATCAATAGCATACTTAATCAAACCTTTAAAAATTTTGAACTGTGCGTAGTTAACGATTGTTCAACAGATAATTCTTTAAATAAAATAGAAAAATACTTATCAAATTCTAGAGTTAGGTTAATTCATAATGATAAAAATATGGGTGCTTACTATTCTAGAAATACTGGATTGCAGTTATTAGAAAAAGAAAATTTTGATGTATACACCATTCACGATGCAGATGACTTTTCTGATTCAACAAGATTTGAAAAAATGATCAATATTTTAGAAAATGAGAGTATTCTAGGAGTAGAAGATTTTGAGTTAAGGATTGGAGGCATGCCACCAAGTTGGCTTTGGGAATTAGGAAAGACAATGCCAAATCATGCTCATGCATTTTTTAGTAAAAAGACTTTTAATATATTAGGTTATTTTGATAATTCTAAGTTTGGAGCAGATACAGAATATTGGCATAGATTGTTAAGATATATAAAAATAAATTCAAATCAATCTGTATTTAGAGTTGAAGAATTATTGTATTATGCACAACTTACAGGAGATAACTTAGTTGTTCAGTATCAAGGAGAAGTTAGAGACTCATACTTTAAAAAACACATGGAAGGAATTAACAAAATGGTAGATATTAAAGATTTTTATAAACCATTTTTTATAAATTAATTAAATGGACTTTGTTTATATTTGTAAAGAAGGCATTAATGAAGAATTGAAATATTCCATTAGATCTGTCATTGAAAGTTTTCCAGAAGCAAACATATGGCTTGTTGGTGGTAAGCCTGACTGGTATATAGGAAACTATATAAAAGTAGAACAAAAAGAATCAAAATATAAAAATGCTGTAAAAAATTTACAAACAATTTGTTTTTCACAAGAAATATCAGAATCTTTTATCTTAATGAATGATGACTTTTATATTATTAAAAAAATAGACAAGATAGAAAATTTTCATAGTGGCTTCTTATTAGACAAAATAAACCTATATCAAAAATTAAATGGCAATTCTCAGTACACCAGAAAACTTTCAGGAACATATAAAAAACTTAAAGCCTTGGGATTTGAAAACCCACTAGACTATGAACTTCACGTCCCCATGATTATGGAAAAAGAAAAATTAAAGATAGTATTAGAACTTTTAGATCAATTTTTATGGAGATCTATATACGGAAA